TGGTTGTTCTGCCATAAATAAATAACTACCTAATAATGGGGAGATAGCGTTATAGGCTAATAATAGGTAGTTATGGCAAACTTAACAAATCTTGGTATGTTTGGAAAGTAACACATTACTTTTATGTTAAAAATTTTAAAGCCAATACTACTAAAGTTCTTTTCTACAACTGCTGTAAAAAGACTTGTAGTAGATCTTCTTCGTGCTATTTGTAAACAAACTACAAATACATTAGATGATAAAGCTGTAGATATGTTGGAGTATCAGTTATTTCCTAAGCAAAACTAATGAATGACCAGGACTTTTTCAAGTTACTTATTGGTGATCCACCGCCAGAAGTAGAATTTGAAATAGAACTAAAATGCAGAGAAATAAATGATTTACCTGCACCTTTATTAAAAAAACATTGCTTTGATTTAGTAAAACATACTCGTACTCAAGATTTATTACTTATGGCAGCTATTAGTCGTATATCAGAGACAGAAGCTAAATTATTTCGTGCAGAACAAACTATAAAAGAATATAGAAAAATAAAAAAAATGAGTATTATCAATAAGATATGCTTTATTTTATTTGGCAAATCGACTAAAAAATGATTATATTAAACAAAAACCTATAGACATGACTAGCAAAGATCTTGAAAAGTTAGAAGGTTTACATGGTGCTTTAACTGATGTTTTATTAGATTTAGTTAAAAGTGGCAATGCAAAAGCAAGTGATTTAAATGTAGCTAGACAATTTTTAAAAGATAACGGTATTGAGTGTATTCCTACAGAAAATAATGGTATGGAAGATCTTATGAAAAATTTACCAGACTTAGAATCTATCCCTGTAGCAGAACTATAATTGCAACCTTTACCTAAAAAATTACAAGATTTTAGATACTTTCTAATAATTACTTGGAGACATCTAAACCTACCAGACCCTACTCCTGTACAGCTAGAGATAGCAGAATATCTACAACATGGAGAAAGACGTAAAATTATACAAGGATTTCGTGGTGTAGGTAAAAGTTGGATTACATCTACCTACGTAGTATGGCGATTACGCATGAATCCACAACTAAAATTCTTAGTAGTTAGTGCCAGTAAAGACAGAGCAGATAACTTTAGTACTTTTACTATGAGATTAATAAATGAAATGCCTATATTATCTTGTTTAATACCACAAGATCACCAACGTAACTCCAAAATTAGTTTTGATGTAGCACCTGCTAGTGCTGACCACGCACCTTCTGTAAAGTCTCAGGGTGTCTTAGGACAAATGGCAGGTAGTAGAGCAGATGAAGTGATTGCAGACGATTGTGAAGTGCCTAATAACAGTTTTACGCAACCTATGAGAGATAAATTAGCAGAAGCGGTAAAAGAATTTGATGCAATACTAAAACCAGGAGGTAAAATTACGTTTCTTGGTACACCACAAGTAGAAAATAGTTTATATCTAACACTAGAAGAACGTGGTTATACAACTCGTATATGGACTGCTAGATACCCAGAACTAAAAAATAACTACGGTGACAGACTTGCACCTAGATTACAACGTGATCTTACAGAAAACTTAGTAAAACCTAGAGATCCAGTAGATCCAGAACGTTTTAATGACCTAGATCTTATGGAAAGAGAAGCATCTTACGGTAGATCTGGCTTTAACCTACAATTTATGCTTGATACTACCCTTTCAGATCAAGATAGATACCCATTAAAAATAAATGACCTTGTAATTAGTTCTATAAACCAGGAATATGCACCAGAAAAAGTTATATGGTCTAACTCTCCTGAGTATGTACTAGCAGATTTACCCTGCGTAGGGTTTAACGGTGACAGATTTCATAGACCTGCACAAGAATTTGGTGACTTTATAGAATATACAGGCTCAGTTATGTTTGTTGACCCCTCTGGTAAAGGTAAGGATCAGACCGCTATAAGCTGCGTTAAGATGCTTAATGGTAATTTATACGTAACTGAGTGTTTAGGACTGTCTGGGGGCTACTCAGACCTCGTTCTGGAAAGAATATCTCATATAGCTAGACATAATAAAATTAATACTATCCTTATAGAACAAAACTTTGGTGGTGGTATGTTCGCTGAACTACTAAAACCATTCCTTAATAAATTTCATCCCTGCCAAGTCTTAGATATTCGTAATACTAAAACTAAAGAACTACGTATAATTGACACCCTAGAACCTGTTATGAACTCTCACCGTCTTATAATTGACCGCAAAGTTATAGAAAAAGACTTCCGTTCTAACAGTAACGAACCACCAGAAAGAAGATTAAAATTACAACTCGTTTATCAACTTTCTCGCATATCTCGCCACAAAGGTTCTCTCGTACATGATGACCTCGTTGACTCACTCGCAGGTGCAGTAGCTTACTGGACTGAATATATGGCTCAAGATGAAGATAAAAATATTCGTAATCGTAAAGATCAACTACTTATGACTCACTTACAAAATTGGGGTTCTTCCTTAAACAACACTATCACTCAAACTGCTATGGGTATGTCTCCTCAACAGATAAGTAATTCTAATGCTTCACCAGATGGCTTTATAAGTAATTCTTATTAAGGAGTACTATAGGAGAAAGCAAAAGGTCTGGTAGCTTTATCCTAAGATTCTCTAAGAAGGTTTCTGACTAGCTTCCTTCTTAGATTATCCTATGATCCTTCCCCTGATTTTCTCCCCCTGATTTATTTTAGAAGCAAAAATTTGAACCCCTTATTTTATACGGACGCATCCAAAAAGTCCCCATTAGACTTATAAAAAGTCTAAAAAATACTATAAAAATAAAAAAAGTATTACTACTACTACAGTAACAAATTATAATCTATAATTTTATTGGTAAAACCGTAGTCTATAACTAGATTCTTAGAATATCTATATATAATTCTATAGAATCGGTAGAAAATAAAAGGTAAAAAAAGAGTAAGGGGGTATTGACAATAAAAGAAAATCATATATATAATAATATATATCTAAGTTTATTCTTAGATGTAAATTAAAAAGTTAGTCACTTTAATTACATGAACTACAGAGAGACACTAAGAAGCTATAAAGAAGCTTCTAAGGACTTCTTAAAATCTAAGAAGGATGATAAACCAGCTTTAAGGGAAGCCTGGTCTACTTACATAGATGGACTATGTAAGGATGGAGAAATTACTTTACAACAGTATGAGAACTGGGGGAATCCTTTTTAATTATGGCTTACATATCACA